TTATTCGCCTTCATAATCATGTTCTTTTGTGGTATACGATTTTTTCCGGCGTTGAATGACAAAAATCCCGGATATTGCGGCCGATAAAATACAGAGAGCCATTATCGGCATGACCGGATGTGTATCACCTGTTTTCGGTGATTCCGGTGATTCTTCCGGCTTTTTAAAATCAATCGTCTGCTCCTTATCTGTGAAATCTTCATGGACAGCCACAACGGTTCCACTCGCATTTAAAAGCCTTTCAAACGCAACCACTTCGATATTTCCAAGGCCTGTCGCATCAAAAGTAAACGCGACTTCGACACTTCCGTCTGCTGCTTCCGGGATAAACTCTGTTTTTCCGGTAACTGGTTTTCCGCTAACCAGCAGTTCTTTCTCTGAAAACTTATCCATTAAAACGCCTTCTGCTATATAAGAACGCCCCGGAATCAGATGCTCATAGGCGATCTTATCAAGGATCGTCACGATTCCTTCCGATGTCATTGTTTTATCGCCATCTGCCTTATCTATAGCTGTCGTTCCGATTTTGATTTTCTTAACCTCTATCGTCTGATCTTTATCTGTGATATCCTCATGGACCGCTACGACCGTTCCATTCGCATTAAGAAGCTTTTCAAAGACCGTAATATTCATGTCTTCAAGACCTGCAGCGTTAAAGGTAAATTCGACGTCCACACTGCCTGTTGATTTTTCCGGGGTAAACGCTGTTCTTCCCGTTACCGGTTTTCCATCAATAACAAACTGCGTATTATTTTCTGTATCCATCAGGATACCTTCCACCGCATACTTCCGGCCAGGGATTACATTTTCATAAGATACCGTATCTTTAATCGTAATATTTTCATCCGTTACAATTATCTTATCTTCGTCCTCTTTATCTATGGCTGTGGTTCCTATCTTAAGCTCCCAAACTTCCACGGTCTGACCTTCATCTTCGATTTCCTTATGCTCTGCAAGAATCTTTCCATCCGCATCCAGAAGCGTTTCAAAAACAACCAGTTTCTTCCCATGCAGGCCAATGGCATCAAAAACGAATTCAACTTCTGCGCTGCCATCGTCAGTTTCCGGGATAAATACAGTCTCTCCGGTAACCTGTTCGCCATCAACAAGCAATGGCTCATTTGTCTCTTTATCCATTAAGATTCCGGTCACTTTATGTTCTTTTCCCGGCGTCAGGTTTTCATAAGCAGCAACATCTTTAATCACAACATTTTCTTCGTTGACAATCGTTTTGTCATCATCCTGACCATCCGCCGCCGTTGTTCCTATCTTGATCTTCCGGATATCCAACGTCTGATCGGCGTCATCCAGGGCTTTATGTTCTGCAATGACATGGCCGTTTGGATCATAGATTGTCTGGAAAACCGTCACCTGACTGCCATCATAAGCGCTCACATCAAAAGCTGCGTCTACTGCGAATGTTCCGTTCCTGTTTTCCGGTGTAAATTCGGTTTCAAAAGAAACCGGAACGTCACTGTTCATGACCGGATTACCCGTCGCTGTTTCAACGATCTCCGTTACGGCTTTATACTTACGTCCCGGAAGAAAACCTTCATAGGATACTTCATCAACGGCGATAAGCTTTGTTGTCTCCTTACCAAAATTCAGGATCTTGTCTCCATCCGCCTTATCTGAAACCACAGTATCTATTGTCATTTTTGTGATGGTTACGGTCTGGTCGGCATCATCCAGACTCTGATTATGAACCGCAGCCACTTGTCCTCTCCGCAGAAGTTCCGCCGTAATGGTAACAGATTTACCCGCCATTCCTACGGCTGAGAAATCAAATGTAAAATTTTTGGTTTCATTTTTTTCTTCGGCAACAAAAGATATCACATGGCTGAGTTCTTTTCCATCGATGACATAAACATTTCCTGTTTCCGGATCAACCGCCTTTACCCGGATAGAAAATGGGACGCCCGGGATCAGGTTCCGACATTCAAGACTTTCATTGATCGCGACGCCGCCCTCTGCCGGCAGCGTATGATCTCCGGTTTCCCGGCCAAGAGCTGCTGAATCCAGTTCCGGAAGCGGAAGTCCGTTATTTTCCAGAATCCCCAGATTCTTTATCTCATTATTTTCTGTGATTTTCACTTCGAAAGGCGCAATCAGAATCTTGTCCTCATTTTCGATACAGGCCAGTTCTTCTACAATATATGTATCATAGGGCAGACCGCCCAGAGATTCATCCGGTGTTCCGCCGCCGAACCAGAGACCCTCTGTTGTCACACGGCCTTTTTTATCCGAATACACTGTACAATGTTCCCCTGTCGTTTTTGAAGAAATCCGGAAAGGTATATCCGCCATAGCTTTTCCATCCTCATCATTCTTGATAAATTCAAAAGCGCCGCGAATCCTCTGCTCCGGAACCGTTGGCTGATTATAGACCGCCACCGTTGTATCCGAATCTGCAGACGTCACCTGTCTGACATAAATTTCTTCATTTAATACATAACCCTCCGGCGCCTTTGTCTCCTGAACAGTCACTGTTCCCAAAGGCAGGACTATGCTGCCGCCCGGTTCATAGAAAAATGAATCCCCCGAGACCTTTGAAACATCACTCAGATAACACTTTCCCTCAGCATCTGTTTTCAGCACCCACATTTTCAGAGGCCGGATGCCCTTTTCCGCAGGGTCTGTGCCGGACTGGACATCGTAATATTTCACAGTAAATTCGGCGCCTTCCAGGGAAATGTTTCCACCCGAAGCGGCCTCTCCGGTTTCCTTATCCACCTTTGTAAGCGCCACCGTCACCGATGCAAGCTTCGGATGATCCACAACATTCACCGTTTCTGTATCTCCCCCGGTAACGACGACGCCGCTGGCGCTCATATCCACAGCGTAGCCCTTCGGTGCAGTCAGTTCCCGGACTGTATAATTACCCGCCGGAACAGCCTCCAGCTTTCCCCGGCCTTTATTGTCCGTTGTTATCCTTCCGATTTCCCTGTTTGACGAATCGTAAACACCGTAAACAGCTCCCGCCAGAGAATATCCGCGGTTTCCATCGGTTATCCCTGTATGCGAAGATTTTTTCTGCAGTTCAATGGCCCCAACGTCCTCTGTCGCAATGCGGATATAAGAATGTATCTCCGTTGAAGCTTTCCGGTAAGCTGCAAGATCCTGATTTCCCGACGCTCCATCCCAGATAAGGGCTGCATTTTCACCACCGTCGGTCGTATACAAAGCAGATACCGTCACGCCATCCGGATAATTCCCCGTCGTATAAATCTCCGCCCGGTTCCCGTTCTCGGAAATCGTAATTCCCGGACACTCATAGTTATACCGGCTTAAAACCCCATTCGTGTCCTCTGCCATCGCTTCGTACCTTGCGTGATCCCCATTCCACTTCAGAAGGATCGTCGGGGCATTTTCCTGACTTCGGGATGAAAATGAAGGAATCCTTTCCGCACTCAGCATCTGAGATTTTAACTGGTTATAATAGACCTCTGCATGGGCCGGATCCAATGTATTCTGTATCACCTTATTGATTGCGGCCTCACCCACATCGGTGCCGAATTTATTCTGTGAACACGCCCATATAACCGCCTGTGTTACTGCATATTCGGTACGGTTTGTATCATTCGAATACTGGGCTTCATCGTAAGCGCTTCCGGTCTGCTTCCACCCAAACGCCAGCGCATATCCCATCCAGAGCTTCTGTGCCGGTGTCAGATCACTTTCCGTCACATACCCTCCCGGCGGACAGGCCACACCAAACTGGATACAGTAACCTGTCATCGTATTTTCACTGAGTGTCGGCCCGGTCTGAATAATCTTTGAATAGTCATTTGACTGGAATCCGGGCATAAATTCGTCAATGATGACATTATCTCCGGCAAAAATTTTGTACATTCCCCATACCTGGCCAAGCTGCCCGCCGGACATCGAAATGCTTTCCGAGATTCTTTCTGCCAGAGCTTCGGATGCCATGCCTTCCATAAAGGACAGCTTTCCATCCGCTTTCAAAGCTTCCGGCACCCGGTTTTTCTCCTCCTGTTTTTTTGTTATTTTCTCAGGATCCGTCTGCGCTTCTGTTTCGCCCTTTGTCTCCGTCTGCACTTCCGTTTCTGTTTCATCCTTTGTCTCTGTATGCAGGCCTGTCTCTCTTTCCGCTTTTGTCCCGAATTCTAAATATTCTCCGGGGACAGACGCTTCACTTTTTATTTCCTCCGAAGACTCCTGAAAATAAAGTTCAAAAAGAACATCCGAATCTACGACAATTTCACCGGTGATTTTATCATCCGCCTGTGCATCACCGGACAAATGGATTAAAGCTCCGTCTTTATAGATATCCGCCCTGTCAATCCTGCAGGATTCTCCGGGCGTCACCTCGTACGCCAAACTTTCATCTTCTGCAAATGTCAGTCTGCCGCCGGGGCTGTCTGATGTTAAAAAATATTCTTTTCCCTGACCATCTGTCATCTTCATCCGGCCTTTTCCAAAAAATTTTGTCGAAACGCTATATACCACGCCGTCTTTTGCTTCCTCAGTTTCCGAAATTCCTCCGGTCACAGACACCGGTTCTGATTCCGGTTCCAATTCTGCCCCGGTTTCTGATTCTGCCGCCGTCGTTGTCCCTGTCGCCGT